TTATCCTAAAAATTGATTCACTTTTTCGATAGATTTTGCATTATCTTGTGAATCTAAGTGCGTATATATGTTCAATAAAACTTTAATGTCTTTATGTCCCATCCAAATTTGAGCTTGTTTAATATCTATGCCTGCTTTATGTAATATACATGCATAAGTATGTCGTAATTGATGTAATGTGAATTTTATATCTTCATATTCACAATTTGCCTTTTCGTTTTCTGACACATCTTTTTGTGTGTCAGATTTTAGTTTCAAGTTGATATCTTTTAGTACATACGACAATTTTCTTTTTAAGCACGTTTCTGACATCATTTTATTTAAAGTGTTAGGAAAAATATATTCGCTTGATTTATGATTAGATTTCAATATTTTTAAATCATTATATAATATATCAAAAATAGGTACTTTTCTAACTTCTTCATTTTTCGTTTTTTTAATTGTAGGCTGGTTTTTCTGAAATGTTACTGCTTTGTTGATTAAAATGTATTTTTCGTCTAAATTTACATCCTTATATTGTAGAGGGACTAATTCTTCTCTTCGTAGTCCGAGTATATAAAAGAAATACTATCATAAACGCATCAAAATCGCTTTTGGCGAGTTTTTTTATTTCAGTAATAACTTTATCATTTAAAGGTTCTTTTTCAGCTGATTTATGCTTTTTTATGCTAATTCCAATTGCTACATTTTTATAAATATAATCATTTTCTACTGCTTTATTTAAAATTTGTTTTATAGTTAATAGTGCAACATCTTTTTTTCTTGTTATTCCTTTTTTATCTAATTGATTTAACATATTAACTACATCTGATTGTTTGAGATATTTTAGAGGAATATTCCCTATATATGGATTTATATGTAGTCTAATTGAATCAGCATACATTTTCTTGGTTGCATATTGTTTGTCTGATTTATAAGTGTCTAACCATTTATCAGCCCAAACAGAAACAGTCATGCCTTCATCGTTTATAAAAATGCCTTTATGGTCCTGACTTTTCTTTTCTATGTATTGCTTTTCTAAATCTTTGGGATTGGTTGAATATAAAGTAATCAATCTTCCATTAACAGAAACTCTTTTCATTAGTCTGCCATCTTTTCTAGTTGTATATGTAAACGCCATAATTCCTCCTTATAATTATTTTCAGTATTTTTATAAAATAAACTGCCTTTTAATAGCAGTTAATCGTTAATTCTCCATATTTTTCAGTATAAAACATAATACATTTGCTGAAACCTAAAATAAGTCTTGCATAATCAATTTGTTTTTTATATAATAATAATATATTAAAAGAGCGAGGAATGAAATGAGAAAAATTATACTTTTTATTAAAAAATATTGTTATATTGTTATTCCAATATTTACTGCCTTTCTAATGACAGTGCTATATAGCTTTCGAATATTAAGCATCCAAAATGATGATAGTTTTTTACCAACAATAATAGGAATTTCTGGAACATTGATTGGTTTTTTATTTACAGCGATGACAATATTTCTTAGTTTAAATAAAAATACTGAATTTATGATGTACTTTAAAAAATATAATCACCATGTAATATTTGGAAGACTTATAATATTCGGAACTATATTTTTATGTATAAATATAATTTTTTGGTTATTCAAATTTAATATATACACAATTATTATATCCTTTATTCTTGGATTAGAAGAAACTATAATGGCTGCATATTATATTTATAGGCTATCTTTGAATAGCATTAAATAGTTCTAATCTCAATGTGCTTTCAATTGTAGAATAATCTTGCTCATAATTATTGTTTAATTTAATAGGAATAGATTTAGTGAAAGTGTTACTTATTAAGTCAATATCTTCGTTTAATGTTGATATTGACATTTTTTTTAAGCAGTTTTTATTTTTGTTTCGAAAACATAATATTTCATCAGAAAAATGAGGTTTAATTTCCTCTAAAGTAACAGAGAGTTTATAATCTTTAATTTTACAGCCCATATTTTCAAGATTTTCAAGATCTACAAACTTTTCATTAGATGTATGGACATTTGCACAAGAAATAGTTAATTCTGTAATTATAGTATCTTTTATTTCTTCCTCTGTCTTTATTAAAGGAAAAAGTTTAACATTTAATATATTATTATTATTAAGAAAGATTTCCAAGAAAGGGTAAACATTCTTAATATGATTTGTTTTTATAAATGAAATAGCCTTTAGAGAGAAGTCTATGTAAAACAAGGTGTTATGTTCAAAATATATACTCTCTGGATCTATCTTTTCATTTGATTTGTTATCCATAATATCTGTTAAGACATCTTTATTGTTAGAAATACGTGAAAAGGTTCCAAAAAAATGATTAGTACTACTGCTTAGTTTGGTAAATACTAGTTTTTCTTCTCGAGAAATTACTTTTTCTTGTTTTTCATCAAAAAAAGTGTCAATTGTATACTCACTTGAATTACTGAATTTAACTTTTAAATCTTTTTTTATTTCATCAACAAAATTACTATCGTTAACTAAAAGAGAAGGCTCTATTAAAGATAATTTGCCAAAATTAATAAACTTTTTATATTCTTTTTCTTTAGTGGTTTCAATAGTTTGTTCGCTAGAAACCAAATTATGCATATTTATTTACCCTCCTTCTTATTATCTTTCATAATAACCTTTATCAATTCTTCTATTTGTGCCTTTTGTGTTTCTGTAGGTGGGGTGTAGTCTTTCATATTAAATCCTATTTTAGCAAGTCCAAATGGGTCTTCTTGTTTTGGGTTTCGCTCATCTGTTTTACCTAATAAATAGTCTATACTGCAATCAAGTATTTCTGATAGCTTATTCAAAACATCTATTGATGGCATATTTTTATTATTTTCATAATTAGCAATATTTGAACGAGATGTGTTAATTTTTTTTGCAAGTTCTTCTTGAGTTAAATTACAATCTTGTCTAATTTTTTTTAAATTATCTCCAAAACTCATAAGTGCACTCCTTTCTAAGAAAATTATAACATTCTATTGTCAGTTTTGCAAACGTTTTTAAAGAAAAATAAAAATTTTAAAAAAAAACTATTGACAGCTAGACGAACATTGTATATAATGTCAGCAGAACAAACAAAGAGGAGGCGAAATTATGAGAAAAAAACTTATAGAGATTAGAAAGAAAAAAGGTTATACTCAAGAACAGATGGCAGAGAAGCTAAATATTGCGAGGACAACGTATACAGGGTACGAGAACGGAAATGTATCTCCATCTCTAGAAACAGCTTTAAATATAAAGAAGATATTAAACTATAAGAAAGATGATATTTTTTTACTTTCAAATGTCAGCTAAACAAACGAAAATAAAGATAAGAACATCTATGAACGAAATTAGGAAGGAGATAAAAATGGCGACAAACATATGTAGCAGAACAAGAACAAAATACTCGACTGTAAAAGAATTAGCAGAAGAATTAGGCTGTTGTGTACAACAAGTGTATAAAACAATGAAAAGACCAGAAATGGAAAGTTGCAAGAGAAAGATAGGAACAGCGGGTATAAGAATAGACAAAGAAGAATTTTACAGAATAATGGAACAAATTTATAGATAGGAGGTGTAACAAATGATTAGTTATTATTTAGACGTAGCACTGTGTGGATTAACTTTAATGTTAGAACTGTTTGGAGCAATAGGAATGATGTTATTAGTGCAACTTATATTTTACAGAGTTTTTAAAATTAACTTATATAAGAGTTTTGAAAAATTTCTAGACAAAATGGACAAAAAATTGACAGAAATGTTTGGGTAGGAGGAAGAGATGAAAGATAGAGAAGTGTTGGAAAAATTGATGAAAGAACAAGAAAAAGAAGATATGTTTTTTAAAGAACAAGTAAAAGATAACAGTTTAGATTCTAACTTTAGAATAAAAAGCATTAACCAACTAATTGATGAAATACTTACAAGATTAACTGGAGTCGATTCAAAAGGAAATAGATATTCGAATGAAATTCTATCTGAAACAGTTTATACAAATATTGAAGAACTAGAGAAGTTATATCTTATTAGAAAACTAGAAAGTTCTTACAAGAGCAACAATAGAAACGATTAAGGCAATAAAGGCAACAATTATACATAATTTTACAAGAAAGGAGATGAAGGAAATGGCATTGTTTTTAGCATTAGTAATATTACTTGGCTTAATAGGTCTTATGTATTATAAAGAAACATTACAAACAGAGATAGATGAGTCAAATTCAAGAAATGTTGAATTAGCAAGACAAGTTAGAGATTTAAGTTTTGAAAACAAACAGCTTAAAGATCTAAGAAAACAAGAAGTACATAATAATACGATTTTAGTTAAAGAAAATATGAAGCTACAAGATTTATTAAAAGATGTAGCAGATAGAACTATTGCTTGTCCATTAGATAGCGAGAAAATAGTTCTAAACAAAATAAAAGAGCTAGTTCGCGACTACCAATCAAAAAACTAACTCAAAACTTATTAGTAAATATATTACTTTTTATATTTTACTATATAAGAGATAAAAAGTCAAGGAGGAGTTATGGTAACAGAATATAATTTAACAGATTTAATAAATGACGAGTGCTATAACGAGTATTACAAGAAACCAAGAGATTGGGACAAGTATTATGAAGATTTGGAGGAAAAATGCGATGAGTAATCAGGAATTAATAGTAGTAAAACAACTACCTCAAATTGAGGAACATCTTAAAGAATTATCACTAGATGTAGATAAAAAGGTTGAAAATGCAAAGAATTTGGTTTGCACAGAAGAGAATGTAACAACGATAAAACAAATAAGAGCAAGTTTGAATAAAGAACTTAAAGAAGTTGAACAACAAAGAAAAGCCGTAAAAGAACAAATATTAGCACCATATACGCAATTTGAAGAAATCTATAAGATATATATATCAGATAAATATAAAAGTGCTGACAATGATCTAAAAGCGAAGATAGATTCAATAGAAAATGAATTAAAAACAAAAAAGGAACAAGAAATAAAAGCTTATTTTGAAGAATATAAAACAGCTAATAATATTGATTTTGTTGAATATGAACAAACGAGAATAAATGTAACATTATCAGCAAGTATGAAAAGTTTAAAAGAACAAGCAAAACAATTTATAGACAAGATAGTAGACGATTTAAAGTTAATAGAGACACAAGAACATAAGACAGAAATATTAGTTGAGTACAAACAAACATTAAATGTATCACAAGCAATAACAAGTGTGACAAATAGATTTAAAGCTATTGAAGAAGAAAAGAAAAGGCAAGAACAAAAAGTAGTACATATTGAAATGAATGAAAATCATGAAATAACTCAAAAAAGTTATGAACAATTAGAAAATGTATTTAATAAACCGTTAGAACAGCCAAAAGAAGAAAAAACAGGAGAAATATTAACTTTAAAGTTCACAGTAAAAGGAACAAGAACAAAATTAAGAGAATTAAAACAATTTTTAGAAAGTGGAGGTTACGATTATGAGTAATGAAGTACAAAAAAATAATGAATTAATAGTCAAATTTGACATTGATGGAAATGAAATAAAATTAACACCAAGTATAGTACAAGAGTATATAGTAGGAACAGATGCAAAAATAACAAATCAAGAATTTAAACTATTTACAGAACTTTGTAAAGTTAGAAAATTAAATCCATTCTTAAGAGAAGCGTATCTAATTAAATATAAAGCAGGAGTACCAGCACAATTAGTTGTTGGAAAAGATGCTATATTGAAAAGAGCAGTATTAAATTCAAATTATGATGGAATGGAAAGTGGAATTATAGTTCAAAAAGATGATGGAACAATAGAAGAGAGACAAGGAACATTTAGATTAGGAACTGAACAACTTGTAGGTGGTTGGGCTAGAGTGTTTAGAAAAGATTGGTCACACCCTACATATTCAAGTGTAAGTTTTAACGAAGTAGCACAAAAAACAGGGCAAGGACAATTAAATTCAAATTGGGGAAGTAAGGGGGCAACAATGGTTGAAAAGGTAGCAAAAGTTAGAGCATTAAGAGAAACATTTGTTGAAGACTTAGCAGGAATGTATGAAGCAGAGGAAGTGCAACAAGAAATTTCACAACAAGAGCCTATTGAAGTACAAGGAGAAATAATAGAAGAACAAATAGAGAATACAAAAGAGGTATCAATGAATGAATTATAAAATTATATCTAGTTGTAGTACAGGAAATGCAACGATAATAAGAGACATAATTTTAATAGATTGTGGAGTTACTTTTAAAAGATTAGAGAAGTATTATAAACAATTAAAAATAGTACTTCTCACTCATATACATTCAGATCACTTTAAAAAAGAAACAATTAAGAAATTAGTACAGGAAAGACCAACATTAAGATTTGCTTGTTGTGAATGGCTATTAAAACCATTACTTGAAAGTGGAGTTGAAAGAAAGAATATAGATGTACTTAAAATTGGCACAAAATACGATTATAAGCTGTTTAAAGTCGTACCAATCAAATTATATCATGATGTACCACAATGTGGTTATAGAGTGTTATTTGATGATTATAAAGTAATTTATATGACAGACACAAAAACAGTTGAAGGAATAAGTGCTAAAAATTATGATTTATATCTCATAGAAGGAAATTATGACGAAGATGAAATAGAACAAAGAATAAAAGAAAAACAACAAGATTGCAAATATGTTTATGAATTTAGAGCAAAAGATAGTCATTTAAGTAAACAACAAGCAAGTGAATTTTTATTAAATAACATGGGAGAAAATTCGGAGTATGTATTAATGCATCAGCATGTAGAAAGGAGTTAAATATGGACTACGAAAAAATATGGAAGGATTTTAAAGGATTAATGCAAAGAACTAATAAAATGACAGAACTAGTAAAAACAAGTGAAGTATTAGATATTATGGCTGAGATTGAAAAAATGAATACAGAATATGAAGATTTACCATTCTAGGGGGGGTAGATATGCAAACTACACGGAATTATAAATGATATAAGTATAGATTTTAATACGAGGAAACCAAAAATAAGCATAGTTTTAGATACGAATGAGATAAGTGGTGTCGAACAACTTAAAAACGAAAATAAGCTAAACATTGAGCTAAAGAAATGGTATAAAAAGAGGTCCTTAGATGCTAATTCATATTGTTGGGTTCTATGTGATTTAATTGCAAAAAAATTAACAACAAATGATGCAGTAATAACAAAAGAAGATATATACAAAGATGCAATTTCAAATATTGGCACATTTCAAGCCATGATAATAGAAGAGAAAGCATTTGAGGATTTTAAAAGAATTTGGCAGAATCAAGGATTAGGTTTTTTAGTAAGAGAGATTTCGAGAAAAGACAAGTGCGTAAAAGTACAAGCTTACTATGGCTCCAGTACATACAACACAAAAGAAATGAGTTTATTGATTGAATTACTAATACAAGAATGTAAGCAATTAGAAATAGAAACTAAAACACCAGCTGAAATAAAGAGTTTGTTAGACAGTTGGAGTGGCACTAATAGATGAACAAAAATCCCCTTTTAATTGTTATTGTTAGTGCCACGCGCCCTTTAAATAAGGAGGCAATATGAAATCGATATTACAAGAAGAAAAAAGATGTTATATATGTGGACTATATAGTCCAGTAGAAGAACATCATATATATTTTGGAAATCCGAACAGAAGAATATCAGAAGAAAATGGATTTAAAGTTTGGTTATGTGCTGAGCATCACAGAGGAACTATTGGTGTTCACGGCAAACTAGGACATGGTTTGGATTTAAAGTTAAAAGAAACTTGTGAAAAAAAGTATATAAATCTGGGACATACAAAAGAAGAATTTATAAATTTAATAGGTAAAAATTATTTATAGGAGGATTTAAAATGAAATTTAACATAGGAGATAAAGTAAGGGTAGTTAGATGCAGGACACACGTAAATTATAAAAATAATAATACAATAAGGAATATTATTGGTATAGTTGCAAATAGATGTTGTCCATACGAACTTGAAGGTGTTAATGAGCTTTTTAGAGAAGATGAGTTAGAACTAGTGCAAGAAAAACAATTTACAAAAGCTGATTTAAAAGACGGAGATAAATGTACATTAAAAAATGGACAAGTTATATTTGTTGACAAGACTTCAAATTATGGTTTTAGCCACATTAATGAACAATTAAAATATTTTAATGATGATGTAAGTATCGTCAAGGTAGAAAGACCAGTAAAATATGAAACAATGTTTGAAAGAAAAGAAGAGATATTAGACGAGGTAGAGAAGAAGTATTTAGCAGATGTTGTTAGACCTTTTAGGAGTAAAGTTAGATCTGTTTATAAGATGGCTCCTATTTGTAGCAATAAAGAATTTATAAATATACAACTGAGAGATGAGAATTTTACTTTACCATACTTTAAAAAAGGAACAATGTACAAAGAAATGCAAACAGGTAAACGATACACATTAGAAAAATTAGGAATATAACAACAAGGGCTAGACAACAAAAACTAGCCCTTTATTTACGAAAGGAGAAGGCAAATGGATAAAAGCAGTTTCTTAATATATTTAGATTATGAAGAACAATTCAATTTACTAACAGACGAACAAGTAGGTCAGCTTATGAGAGCGATAATCAAATATGAGAGAACTAGAGAAATACCACAGTTAGATGGCGTAATAAAAATGGCTTTCTCTTTTATAAAAACACAACTAGATAGGGATAGAGAAAAATACGAAGCTAGATGTGAAAAGAATAGAGAGAACGCTAAAAAAGGTGGAAGACCTAAAAAGGCAAATGGTTTAAAAAAAACCGAACGGTTTTGAAGAAAACCAAATGGAAGCCAAAAAACCCGATATAGATAAAGAAGATGAAGAAGATAATGATAAAGATAATGATATTAAAAAGAAAGATAAAAAAAAGAAATTTCAAAAACCAACTGTTGAAGAAATACAAAAATATTGTTGCGAAAGGAAAAATAATATTAGTGCACAACAATTTTATGATTACTATGAAAGTAATGGGTGGAAAATTGGCAAAAATGCAATGAAAGATTGGCAAGCTACAATACGAACGTGGGAACAAAGAAATAAAAGTAGTACTAAAAAATCAGCAATAGAGGAGTGGTTAAATGAATAAACAAGAATTTGCAAAAGGTGTAAAAATACTAGAACTTACATACAATCAAAAATTTGATGAAGAAAAAAGAGATTTTTGGTTTAGACAATTACAAGATTTAAATGCAAGTAGATATTTTAACAATATTAAAAACATAATTAAAACAAGTACTTTTATGCCTAATATAGCACAGTTAAGAAACGAGCCAAGGAAACAATTTGCAGATTACGAACAGAGAGACTACTCAAATATAGATTTAAATCAATTTTATGCAAACAAAGGAGTGATTAACAAATGAAAATATCACAAAAAGATAGAATAATAAATTACATACGAGAGTTTGGTTCAATATCTAGTTGGGAAGCATACGCAGATTTAGGAATAACACAGTTAGGAGCTAGAATAGACCAACTTAAAAAAGAAGGATACGAGTTTAAGACAGAGTGGGAAAGCAATACAAACAGATTTGGAGAAAAGACAGATTACAAGAGATATTATTTAGCAGATATGATTTCAGAGAATATGGAACATATAACGCAGATGTAGGAGGAAGTTATGATAGAAAGAGTTGGAAATAAATACGAATTACAATGTGATTATTGTAGTAACTATGTGGACGAATTTGAAGATTTTCAAGAAGCAGTAGATTATAAAAAAGCAAACAATTGGAAAAGTGTAAATATAAATGGTGAATGGACAGATAAATGTCCTAACTGTGAGGACTAGCCTATGAAACAAATAGAAAAGAATACACTGTGTTACTATTGTCTAGGCTGTAACAAACAAGAAGATACAGACTATAAGCCAGTAATGAGATGCAAAGCTTTTGTAGCAGGAGTTGAAAACTGGCAAGAGAAACTACGAGAGGAGCTAAAAAGCAGTGAAAAAAAATATAAAAGTTGAATTATATAATGACCATTTCGAGAATGCTAAAAGGTATGGAATACCACATGCACAACTTATCATAGCAGATATACCATATAACTTAGGAAATAATGCATATGCAAGTAATCCAAGCTGGTATGTAGATGGAGATAATAAAAATGGAGAGAGTGATAAAGCAAATAAATCATTTTTTGATACTGACAAAGATTTTAGAATAAATAATTTCTTTGATTTTTGTACAAGGTATCTAAAAAAAGAACCAAAGGAAAAAGGACAAGCACCAGCAATGATAGTATTCTGTGCCTTTGAGCAAATACAAATGGTTATAGAAGAAGGTAAAAAACATGGATTAGTAAAAAGTTATCCATTAATCTTTGTAAAAAATTATTCTAGTCAAGTATTAAAAGCTAATATGAAAATAGTAGGAGCAACAGAATATGCAGTAGTACTTTATAGAGATAAACTACCAAAATTTAATAATGGTAAAACAGAAGAACAAAAAGGAAAAATGATATTTAACTGGTTTGAATGGAAAAGAGATACATCAAAAGAATATGCAAAAATACATCCAACACAAAAGCCAGTAGGACTACTTAAAAGATTAATAGAAATATTTACAGATGAGGGAGACGTAGTAATAGATCCAGTAGCAGGAAGTGCAAGCACATTAAGAGCATGTGCAGAGCTTGGTAGAAATGCTTATGGATTTGAAATAAAAAAAGATTTTTATAAACTAGCAAAAGAAAAAATGATAAGTGATGACATATTAAATGGAATTTTGGAAGATGGACAAATCACATTTGATGCAATAATTTAAGGAGGAGCTAAAGAAAAAATGCCTATAGAAGATTTAATGAACTATATGCTTAATTTATTCAACAATACAGCTAAAGAATTAAGTGAGGAATACGAGAAACTAAGCCAAAAGGATATGGAATTATCAGATTTAGATCATTATATAGAGAACCACAATTTAAAAGCTCCACATTTGGCAAAAGTAGGAAGATTGAGAAAAACATTGAGAGAAGAACGCAGACAAATTAAAAACAACATAGACACCATAGAGGTAATAAAGAAGTTTACGGACAAGTACAATAACAAGTTAATAACAGGAGATATAATACAAAATCTAAAAGAACAGGGTGTTTTAAAAAAACGACAAGAAAACCCAACATATAAGTATAGGACAAGTATATTAGACAGATTGGAGATAAAAGATGAACAAATATAAAAACACAAAAATAGTAGTAGATAACATAAGGTTTGATAGTAATTTGGAAGCAACAAGATATAGACAATTAAAGTTATTGCAGAGAGCAAAACAGATAAGTAAATTGAGACTGCAAGTACCATTTCTATTACAAGAAGGATTCAAGAAAAATGGCAAGACACACAGAAAAATAGAGTACATAGCAGATTTTGTTTACGAGGAAAATGGACAAACAGTCGTAGAGGATACAAAAGGGATGAAAACAGAGACATTTAAAATTAAGCAGAAATTATTTGAGTATAAGTATCCAAAGCTAAGTATAAAAATTATTACAAGGGAGGAAATATGAAAGAGATAGAAGTAAACGAATATGTGAGAACAAAAGATGGAATTATTGATAAAGTGATAATTGAATATGATGGAAAGTGCAATAATCCAAATTGCAATGAAAAACATATTTCTTGTAAATATAATTATTATAACGAAAAAGACATAGTAAACCACAGCAAACAACTAATAGACTTGATAGAAGTTGGAGATTATGTAAATGGAAGAGAAGTAAAACATATTGCTATGTTTGAAGGATTTCCAGATTATCCAAAATTAATATTTGTTGATGAAACACATTTAATACCAGACGATACTTGTGAGAAAGAGGACATTAAAACAATACTAACAAAAGAAATTTATATGGCTAATTGCTATAAAGTAGGAGGAGAAGATGAATAGAGAGATAAAGTTTAGAGGAAAACTTAAAGAAAAAGGTATGAAACCAGTATTTTTTGAAGGCTCTTTAATACACGTTACTAGCACATATAAAGATGAAGAAGATGAACAAGAATGTAATGTATATCAAATTGTAAATGACGATGGGGTAGCATTTTTTGTAGAAGAAGAAACAATACGGACAATATACAGGACTAAAAGATGAAAACGGAAAAGAAATATATGAGCGGAGATATAATAGAGTTTTCTTACGATATTTTTACTGGAAACTTTGATACAAAAGTAGGGAAAGGAATAGTTGAATTTATAGGAGGAGCTTTTTATATAAAACCTTTTGAAATTGAAGGTAGAAAAGTAAAAGATATAGATAATGAAGAATGGTTTTTAATATATACAGTAAATACAGATACTTTAGAAGTAATAGGAAATGTACATGAAAATTTAGAATTATTAGGAGGAGAATAGATATGTTAAAAACATTAATAGGAAAAAGAGTAGCAACATATGATGGACATATTGGAATAGTTATAAAACATTTTAAACCAACAGGAAGAGATATGACAGTACATATAAAACAAGATGATGGGCGAATATGGTATTGTCCTGAAAATAATATTGTAGAAGTAAAGGAGTAAATAGATATGTTAAAAATAAGAGATGATGTAGATTTAAAAGAACTTGAAAAATATCGGATACGAATTAGAAGAATGGGATAATTATTACAGAAAACAAGAAGATAAGTATCAAGTGCAGATAAATATTTATGACAGAAAAATTTTGATATTTAAAATGAGAGAAAATTCAAATTGGGGAGATTATTTAGGATACAAAGGTGAAGAAGAAGTAAAGAAGTATATATACGATTTAATCCAAGCAAATTTAGTAGTAAAGGAGTAAATAAGATATGAGTAACGAAGAAAAGATCAACGAGCTAGAGAAAATACAGGCTAAATTATATAATGAAGATAATGAACTTTTTGAAAAAATAATGAAATTAGAAGATTTTCTAAATTCAAATAGAACAACAAAAATTTCAAAAACACAACATAATTTATTAGAAGTTCAATTTCAAGCAATGAGAACATATCATCAAATTTTAAGAGCTAGAATAAATGATTTACAAAATGAAATATTTAAAATAGAGGAGTGAATAAATTGAAAATAATAAAACACGGAAGTAAATATTCCGAAAATAAAATAGCAATTTGTCCGTTATGCGGTTGTGAATTTGAATATGACAACAACGATACTGGAATAGATAAATCATTTTGCTTTACAACATTCCCACCTACATATAAAACTTATGTTAAATGTCCTGAATGTAATAAAGAAATATGTTTAGGTACAAAAATTGTTAATTAGGAGGTACTTTAAGTGAAAGAAAAAATAAATAAAAGAACAACTAAAGATAGTATCGAATATTTAGAACTAGAATGTATTGTTAATAATAAAATACATGATTATGTTTCAAAATATCATAATTATCCTAAATACATCAAATTGCCTTTATGGATATTTGACTGCTTAAAACAAACAATGTGTGAAGTAGATTTAAAGATAGATTATAAAACAGAAGAGTTTACATTCTTTAATTTAAAAGTTTGTGAAACTGTTAGCATAGAAAAAGCAGAAGAAATCGAGGTGTTTTAAGTGAAAGAAAATAGTATAAAAGAAGCTATAAAAACAATGGAACATTGGATAGAATACGAAAAAAATAATAAAGAAAAAATAAATAGAGCTGATGAACTAATAAATATTCAACAAACAATTTTATCAGCTTATCAAGAAGTATTAAAAGAGAATGAAGAGCTAAAAAATGCAGTTATGGAGAAAGACTTAGAAATAATAGGAAAAGAAGAATATACAAAGGCTAGTATGAAAGAAATTATTGAGCAATATTATACAGCAAAAGAAGAGTGTATTCCAAAGCAAAGAATAAAAGACATAATAGACAGAATTGATTATGACATAAAAAAGACTAAAGAAATAATATCAAAAAATACAAATATCAATGCAAGTTATCGAAAAAATGATTATCAAATAGTAAGATTAAGAGCAATGAACACAAAATCTTTAGATATAAAAAAGAGATTACAAGAATTGCTGGAAAGTGAGGAATAAATGAACGAGGAAGAAAAGAACGCTATTGAATATTTGAAAGCAAGATTATATGGTAATGAAGATTGTGAATATATAGATATAGCCCAAGAAGATTTAAGAGTTTTTATAAACCTAATTGATAGAAGAGAAAAAGAAATAGAAAGTTGGAAAAATTACTCTGAAGAATTAGAAAAAGAAAAATTAGAAATATCTAATAAAGAATGTGAACTAGAATTTGATATAGAAAAACTACAAAAAGAGAATGAAAAATTAAAAAATCAAGAAGTAACAGCGAAAAAAATAAATGAATTATTAGTGCAAAGATATTCAAGTTCAGTTCCAGTTCAAAAAATAAAAGACAAGATAAAAGAATTGAAACAAGAGGACAGAGAATGGACAGAAGAATTATCAGAACCAAGCAGTAACTTTAAAAATATAGACATGAACTTAAAGAGAATAAAAAATCAAATAAATGTTTTGCAAGAACTGTTAGGAGGAAAAGAACAAAAGAAATCAAATAAATGGAGGTGCATATGAAATTTTATGGAGTATACGATTTAAAAAACAATGAGCAATGCGTAGGAATATTCAATATAAAAGAATTATCTAAATTTTTTAATTGTTCAGATAATACAATCAGAACAGCCATTTCAAAAAAATATTTAAGGAACAGCAGATATTTGATTTTAAAAATCGAGGAGGAATAGTGTTTTGAGTATAAAAACTAAAGCAATAATTTTTATAAAAAATCAACGAGATATGTATTTTAAGATGAGAGAAAATTTAAAAGACACATTAGGAGTAGAAAATAAGAGATATAAAAAAATTAGACTTAAAATAAACGAGGAAATTCAAGTTTTAGATTATATTTTATTAAAGTTAGGAGGTACAAATGATGCAATACATTAAAGAAGATATTGAAAATATGTTAATAGAGCATCCTAAGAATGAAGCGAAATTAACAGAAGTGAAGTTAAAATTAGAACAATACAATAAAAGATTGGATTATGCAGGAACTGTATATGAAGATACACCAGAAGAAATAATAGAAGCTATGCAACTAGCAGGGAATGGTTATGATACACTTCATAGCAATACGAATAAAGTATCTGATAAAGTTGCTAACACCGCAATGAATTATCACAAAGAAGAATATCATATAAATAAAGAAGACAGAGCTTTTTTAGAAAGAAAAGTAAGGGAATATCAAGATATTAAATTAGAACTAGATCAAAAAATAGTACGAGTCGAAAATATGCTAAATCAACTATCAGAAGACGAAGAATTTGTTATTAGAAAATACTATATGAAAAAATCAAAGTGGAACTATGTAGAGAAAGCATATTTTGATAACTTTGAAATACATAAATCAATAAAACAATTACAAGTATACAGAGATAGTGCGCTAGATAGTATGCTAGAAGTGATAAATGTGGGAGAAGGATGAGAACTTCGCAAAAACTTCGCTAAAATTTCGCAAAAACTTCCTTTTAATTTCGCTTTTGAGGTGCTATAATTATAATTGTAAAAGAAGGAGTTAGAGAAATCTAGCTCCTTAAAAAAAATAACAAAAAAATAATTTTATTGACAAGTTTCGACAGTATTTGCAAAATAAAAAATATATAATAGCTCTAAAAAGGAGGTATTATATATGAATAAAGAACTAAGAGAGATGCTAAAGAAAATGCAAGATTCTTTAGAAAATATTCAAAATAGAAACGAGGTTTCTTTTACGACTAATGATTTAGACACAGTTTGCAATAAACTGGATGAGATAATAGAGTTATTAAAAAAAGAAAGATAAAAGAAATCATAAAAAAAGAGGCATATTGTTAATATGCTTCTTTTTTATATGGAGAGACGGCTGAAAACGATTCACTATAATTTAGTATGCAGTGATAAAAAATAATATGTTTAGGTTTTAACGCAGGTAATACTACGGTTTTATGGGTAACTGTTAAAGAACTTAACCCCACGGGGAGAGCATAGCTCCTACATATCATTGCATAGTGAATTATAAAAACACAAAAGAGGTATTTAGATGAGAGGTAGTATAATAGCGTCATATATTGATGAGGAATACAAGATAAGAAAAGCATACGCAAACAAGAAGAGGCAAAAGTGCGTTGTTGAGGGAGAAAAGCAATGTGAGAAGTGTGCATATTTTGAGATTTGTGCGGATGTAAAGGAGAAATGCAATGAAGTTTAAAATAAATAATACAGAGTGGACCATAAAAGAAGTAGACGAGGCTACAATTAATAATGAGATGAAGAGTGATGGTGCTTTAGGAGTAACAATATATAGAACTCAAATAATAATGTTGCTAAAAGACCAAGCAAATATAACAAAGACATTAAAACACGAACTAACACATGTTTGGCTATATGAATACGGACATAATCAAAACGACGATAAAACATTCAGCTATGAAGATGTATGCGAAGTAGTTGCAAGTATTAATGATTTTATAAATGAAATAGTTCAAGCATATTTAAAACAGAATATTGAAGAGGATTATATAGATGCATTAAGAGATGCTGTGAAGAAGAGTTGTGAATGTAAATCAAAACATTAAAGACAAAACAAAGTGGGTGAGCGAGGTGGCAAAGTATGACTGGAAGCAGTTAGAAAAAGAATATATATTAGGTAATTATAAATCAGTAAGTAGCTTCTTAAAAGATAAAGGAATAAAACAAAACGGAAGTACCAAAAAGAGTACAAAAGGTTGGAAAGGAAAAAAGGTACTAAAAGAGGAACAAAAAAGTACTAAAGTAATAGAAAAAGTACTTGAAAAAGAATCGGAAAAAGAAGCTAATAAAATAATACAAGTAAAAGATGTAGCAAATGATTTGTTAAGCAAAATAGTACAAGCTAATAATGAACTTAATATGCATATAGCGAGAAATAAGAAAAAGACTAAGACAGTAGAATACAATTACGATATGTGTAAACCAAGTAAAGAAACAATAAATGAAGAGGAAGAAATAAAGTCATATATAGATATTATAGATAGAAAAGGGCTAAAAGAGCTAACATCTGCATTGAAAGATTTAAATGATATATTAGACCCTAAAGAAGATGATAATGACGAAGACAATTCATTTATAGAAGCGTTAAATCAAAAGACGGAGGATATTTGGAATGAAGAAGGGTAAAGCTAATTTCAAATGGAAACCAATGTCTAATAAGCAACTAAAAGTTTTTACTTGGTGGAATGATAACTCTCCAATGAAAGACAAAGATGGAATTATTGCAGATGGAGCCGTCAGAAGTGGAAAAACAGCAAGTATGGCACCAAGTTTTGTAATGTGGGCTATGGAAAAATATGATGAATGCGATTTTGCCATATGTGGTAAAACGATAGGTTCTTTAAACAGGAATGTTATTAACACATTAAAAAAACAATTACATTCATTAAAATATAGATATGAACATAAAAGAAGTGAAAATTTATTAATAGTTAGTAAAAATGGAAAAACTAACTATTTTTATTTGTTTGGTGGAAAAGATGAAGCTAGTCAAGATTTGATACAAGGTATGACTTTAGCCGGAATATTCTTTGACGAAGTAGCATTGATGCCACAATCATTTGTTGAACAAGGTATAGCAAGATTAAGTATTGAAGGTGCCAAATTTTGGTTTAATTGTAATCCTAAAAGTCCAAATCATTGGTTTAAATTAGAATATATAGACAAGATACAAGAAAAAAATATATTATATCTACATTTTACAATGGACGATAATTTAACATTATCAGAAGCAGTAAAAGAAAGATATAAGAGAATGTTTGTAGGAGTATTCTACAAGAGAAACATTTTAGGATTGTGGGTAACTGCGGAAGGTTCTATATATACTGTTTATAGTGATAATAAAGAAGCATATTATACTAATAATCCAGATTACGACTTCATTCAAATAGGAATAGATTTTGGTGGCAATGGTTCTGCACATACATTTGTTGCAAGTGGTTTAAAGAATGATTACTCAAAATTAACATCTTTAATGTCAGAAAGAATAGAAGCAACAGGAATGACACCACAACAATTATACAATGCATTAGATTTATTTATTGAAAGAGTACAAAATAAATATGGACAAGTCAGTGCAATGTATCCAGATAGTGCTGAACAAACACTGATAAATGGAATAAAAACTATGGTGTCAAAAAAATATCCGTACATAATAGTTAGAAACAGTATCAAAGAAGAAATAATAGATAGAGTAAGATGTACTACAAGTTTAATGGCTAGTTTTAGATACTTTATGACACATGATTGTAAAACATTAGAGTTAGCATTTGAAAATGCAGTATATAATGATAAACCAAAAGAACAAGGAAAAGATGAAAGATTAGATGATGGAACATCAGACATAGATACATTAGATGCATTTGAATACAGCTGGGAAAGATATATAAGACAATACAGCAGAGTTGCATAGGAGGAACATAATGTTTGAAAGAATAGTAAATTTTATTAGAGGAGCGATAAATAAAATGTTTAATACAATCGATATAGCAAAAGATTTTAATATAGATATATCAACAAGCAATGAAATGCTGTCAGCCATTGAAAAATGGTCTGCTATTTATAATAGTAGAGCACCGTGGCTAAACGAAGAAGTTAAGTCATTGCATGTTGCGAAGACAATATGTGAAAAAGTTGCAAAGGCTGTAACAATAGAACTTAAAACAAAAGTTGATGATAAAGAAATAGATAAGATATATCAGAGATTTATTAAAAATATAAGAACCAATACAGAATACGCTCTTGGGAAAGGCGGAATGTTTTTTAAACCGTTTTATAGTAACGGGAAAATTAAGGTTAGTTGTATTCAAGCAGATAAATTTATACCTACAAAATTTGATAGCACTGGCGAGTTGTTAGGTGCTATTTTTATTGACCAAATTACCAGGGGCAATGAGATATATACAAGACTTGAATACCAAGAACTCAACGATACAACGCTTACAATTAAGAACAAAGCATATAAAACTACAGTACATAACTCCAATATATTAGGTAATCAAATCTTACTTTCACAGGTACAAGAATGGGCAAATATTCAAGAAGAAATACAAATAAATGATGTTAATAGATTGCTAGGTGGATACTTTAAAATACCCATTGCAAATCCTATTGACAATACAAGTCCTATAGGTGTTGCAATATTTGCAAATGCTATTGATACACTGGAAGAAATAGACAAACAATTTAGTAGAACTTTATGGGAATACGAAGGCTCTGAACTTGCTGTTGATGTAGATGCAACAGCATTTAAGAAAGACAAAGATGGAAATGATATATTACCAAAGGGAAAAGAAAGGCTATATAGAAAGTTAGACTTTGGAGATGAGAAAACATGGAATGTATTTAGCCCTCAAATAAGAGATACAGCGCTATTTAATGGCTTAAATGAGTGGTTAAGACAATGTGAAAGTCAGTGTGGTTTAGTATTTGGAACTATCTCAAAGATAGAAAATGTTGAAAAAACAGCCACGGAAATCAAATCAAGTAAACAAGATTATTATGTAACAGTTTCAGATATACAAGGAGCATTGCAAACAGCTTTAGAAGATTTAGTTTATAGTATAGATATTCTAATGAGTTTATACGGTATCAAGCATAAAGTTGAAGCAAGTACAACTTTTGACTGGGACGACAGTATTCTAGTAGATAGTGAGAAAAAACAATCACAAAGTCTAATAGAAAGAAATGCAGGTTTAATAGATGATATAGAATACTTTGTACAAACAAGAGATTATTCAGAAGAAGAAGCAACAGAGTATGTGAATAAAATACGAGAACGAAGTAAAGAACAAATATCGCATGAAGAACTAGAGGAATAGGAGGAATAGCATATGTCAGAAGATTTAAAATTAACAATTGCAGTATTAATAAAAAATACAATAACGCTAATAGTTTTTAGTGTTTTAGCTATAATTTTTCAAAAATGGTGGATAGTTCTAATATCTGTTTTATTTTTTACATTCACTGAAAATAAAAAGGAAACAAAGAATGATAGAAGAAAAGATACAGAAAGCAATTAAGCCCATTTTAAGTATATATTCTAAAATAGAACTAGAGCTAATAGAGAAAATTGCAGAGCATTTTAAAATAAATGAAGAATTTATTAATAGTGATTATTGGTATTTTGAGAAGCTAAAAGAGCTTGGAGGGCTAAACAATGAAACATTAAAGCTATTAGAAGAATATACAGGTAAAACGAAACAAGAACTATTAAAAGCAATGAAAGATATAGGTATAAGTTCTATACCTGTTGACCAATTAAACATAGCAACTCAAAAAAATGCTTTATTGAATCCAGAAACAATAATAAATAGTACAAATATACAAAATATAATACAATATAGTTATGATGAAATAGAAAAATCTTTCTTAAATTTAAACAAAAATATACAAGAACAAGTAAGGAAAACTTATACAGATATAATAACCGAAACATACATAAAAACAAATGCAGGTGTTTGTAGTTATCAGGAGGCAATATTAGACAGTTTAAACAACTTAGGCGATAAAGGTATATCTATACTTACATATCAAGATAAAAACGGTCTAATAAGGAATTATGATGTTGTAGGCACAGTCAGAAGAGATTTACTAATTGCTACAAGGGGACTAGCCGGAAAAGTAAATGAAGAAGTAATAAAAGAGAGTGGCAATCACATAGTAAGAGTTACTAATCATTTTGGTGCTAGAACTGGTGATGGTGGAGAAAATTACAAAAATCATGCATGGTGGCAAGAAAAACAGTTTTTTTGTTGGGATTATGATGGCAAGGCAACAGAAGAAGAAAAGCAATTGCCAGATTTTATGGAACATTGCAATTATGGAGACGTTCAAGGAATAGTAGGTATTAACTGCAAGCACTTATTTACTGTTTGGTATGGCTCCACAAAAAAAGAAGATTTAGGATTTACTTATGACGAAAATAAAGAACAATATGAGAAAACACAACAACAAAGATATCTAGAAAATGGTGTTCGTAAATGGAAAAGAAAACAAGTCATAGCAAAGAAAGTGCAAGATGAAGAAGGTTATAACAAAGCAAGTTTAAAAAAAAAGGAATGGCAAGACAGATTAAATAAATTTACAGAAGAAAACGAATTAAAGAGAGATTATACAAGGGAACATATAAAAAATTATAAAAATATAAAAATTGAAACAAATGATGAAAATATTTTAGATAATATAAAAGCAATAAAAAATAAGATAGTATTAAAAGATATAACAAATCAAAAAAATAATCTTATTAATAATGCATTTATAAATCAAACATTTAAAAATATCGCTTTAAAAACTAATGTAAAATCAATAAAAAAAGGTGGAAATAAATCATATCATAATGCAGGTAATATTGTACTAAGTAATAAATATAAAAATAGAACTATAGTACATGAAATGGCACATAATATAGATTATAGCAATAAATGGTTGTCGTCTAATAAAAATTTCATACAAGCTATAAAAATAGACAAAGATTTTATAATAAAAAACAAATCAATATATGTAAATTTAATAAAAAACAATAGGCAATACAGAGAATTAAGTGATATAATTGGAGGCATAACAAACAATGAAATAGTAGGAAGATATAGACATACAAAAAAATATTGGAAACAACCTAACAAACTTGAAAGAGAAATATTTGCACAATTCTTTACAGTATCTAGCAACGATGATTTTAACCAGTTGCTTATTTTTCAACAGTATTTACCTAGTATATTTAGAGAGTTTGATAATATTATAAGGAGGCTATAATATGTATGAAGATATTTTAGACGATGAGGTAGAAGAAAAATTAAATGAGTATGAAAAAATATTTTCAGAAGGTTTTCCATTAATGCAATTTGATGGAACAAAAGAAGAACTAATAAAGGAAATAAATAATTGCATAAAAAAACATAAAGAATACGATACAAGTTTTTGGGATGAAAATCCTGATTATGATGATTAGCATTGCTCCGAAAAGAGATTAAACTATAAAATAAATAATTAATAGACGTCTTTTGACGTCTATTTTTTATACAAAAATTCGACTATATGCAGGTCGTGAACAAGTGCATAACTACATCGTGAACGAAAAACACGTAAAAGTTCGTAGTAGGAGAAAGGAAACAGTATGAAAAGAAAATTTTTAGAAGACTTAGGAATCGAAACTGATGCAATCGAAAAAATAATGATTGATTCAGGAAAAGACACAACAGCGTTAAAGGCTAAAATAGATGAATTAACAGAACAATTAAATGTTAAGGACACTATTATTTCAGAAAAGAACAACAAAATAGCTGAGCTTGAAAAAGTGGACGTCGAAGCTATTAAAAAATCTGAGTACGAGAGAGGAAAAACAGAAGGTTCTAAAGAAATCGAAGATTTTAAAAAGCAAAATGCTTTAGACAAGGCTTTATTAAATTATAAAGCAAAAGATGCCAGTATTTTAAGTAAAATGCTAGATATGGAAAAGGTTAAGTATAATGACAAATTTGAAATCGTGGAAGGATTAGAGGAACAAATAAACTCTATCAAAGAAAGCCACGATTATTTATTTGACAGTGATAAGCCTTTGCCAACATTCACAGGTGATATAAAACAACCTGGTAAAACACAAATAACAAAAGAGGTATTCAACAAAATGGGATACCAAGACAGATTAAAGTTATACAACGAAAATAAAGAATTGTATGACCAATTAAAAAAATAAAAAAGAAAGAGGTAATTTAATATGGCAAGTGAAGTAACAAAAATGAACAACATGATTAACCCGGAAGTAATGGGGGATATGTTAGATGCCAAAATAGAGGCACAATTAAAATTAACACCTTATGCAAAAGTAGATACAACTTTACAAGGTGTACCAGGAGATACTAAAACAGTACCAAGCTGGAACTATATTGGAGACGCAGAAGATGTTGCAGAGGGAGTAGAAGTTGATACAACAAAAATGACAGCAAGTAAATCAACATTTACTATTAAGAAAGCTATGAAGTCTGTATCAATTACACAAGAATCAATTAATTCTGGATTAGGAAATCCAGTAGGACAAGCTGAAAGCCAATTGGCTAAATCAATAGCAGGAAAAGTTGATAATGATGTTTTAGCAGAAGCTTATAAAGCAAAAATGTCATCAGGAGATGGAACATCTCAAATAAGCTACAGTGGTTTAGTAGATGCTTCAACAAAATTTGAAGATGAAGAAGATGGAATTGAGAAAGTATTATTTATCCACCCAGCACAAGAAGGAACATTACTAAAAGATAGTAACTTTATATCTGCAGACAAATACGAACCAGGTGTAATGGTAAAAGGTGCTATCGGTAAGGTTGCAGGTTGTCAAGTAAAGAAATCTAAGAAAGTAAAACTAGTAACTTATGCAAAAGATGAAAACGGAACTGTAACAATATCAGCTGATAATTTAGCAGAATATCAAGACAAAGTTGACCCAACCGTAGAATTAAAAGCAGGAGATAAAGTAAAAGCATTAGCTGCAGCATCACAATTCTATGTATGTCCAGTAATCAAAATGGAAGCTGATAGTGAAGATACTGAGTATACAGAAGATGAATTACCAGCTATAACAATTTTCTTAAAGAAAGATACATCTTTAGACCACGAATGGTTCCCAAAGAAACAAGTTCATGATTTAACTGCATCAAGATATTATGGTGTAGCATTAACAAATGGTGCTAAAGTTGTTTTAGCTAAATTCAAAAAATAGGAGTTGAAAGGGCATGACAAATTATACCGATTATGATTTTTATAAAAACACATATAAGGGCGACATGCTCGAAACCGATTTTAATAAAGTAATAGTAAGGGCAAGTTACGAAGTACAAAAAAACATCTTCAATAGAAATATAAAAGACTACGAAGATGAAGTGCAAATGGCAACTTGCTCTGTTGCTGATATATTATTAAAAGTTGAGCAATTAGAAAATAAGAAAAATACAATATTATCAAACAATAATCTAAAGAGTGAAAGTGTTGGAGATTATTCAAGAACATTTGATACTCTAGGAATAGATAATGTTAATACAGAAATTTCTAACCAAAAAGAGAAAATTAAAGAAGAATTAAGAAGATATTTATTACATACAGGCTTATTATATAGAGGTGTTTAATATGGAAGATATGTTTAATAAAGATATAACAGTAATAAATCAATACATAGATAACGACCATAGAAAAGCATATAAAGTAAGCTATGTAAAAGGATTTTGGAGTTCTAATGATGGAATATCTATAAATGGGACACAACTAACTAAAAATGATGGTTTGTCTGTGAAAATACTAATGAATGATGGTAGAAATGAAGAATATCAAAAGCCAGAAGAATTTAAAAAAGAGCAAAAAACGTGGACGTTGCAGAATGATGATTATTTAATAAAAGGTAAAGTAGAAGATTTTACTACTATAACTAAGTTATTGAATGATTATCAAGAAGTAATAAAAATTACAAACATTGCTATTAAAGATTATGGCTCAGAAGATATGTGGCATTTCTCTGTAACAGGAGCTTAGTATGAAAGTTGATTATGTAGTAGCTTTTAGTGGTTTACAAAAACAACAAATTGTTGATAAATATGGTCTAGAGGGTGGAAGAACGCAAAAAATAATTGATAGTAGTTTTATGGCACATGTCGATAAATATATGCCGATGGACAGTGGGCAAATGATAACAAGTATGTATAATTCTACTAAGGTTGGAAGCGGAGAAATAAATATAAATACACCTTATGCTCATTATCAGCACGAAGGAGAGAAATATATTGACCCTAAATATAAAATAGGCGCTTTTCATGATCCAGTGAGTGGAAGATATTGGAGTAGACCGGGAATAAAGAAAGTTCCAAGTGGACAAAAACTGCAATATCATGGTGGAGCATTAAGAGGAGACCATTTTGTTGAAAGAATGCTAGTAGACCATTTTGAAGATATATTAAATGCAGGTCAAAAGGAGATAGATAAATGAGTAAAGCAATAATTGATATAGTAAGGGATTATATTAGTAAATGTCCTTATTTAAAAGAATATGCTGAATTAAATATAGAATATTTAACTGATAAGGTAGAAACTTACTCAATAAATGAGAATGCTGGATACGAGCCAGTAATTCAAAAATATATGATAGGTGGAGATTATCAGTTTTTATTTACCTTTGACAGTAAATTATATTGGAACGAAGATATTCAAAACAATATAGATAATTCTAAATTCTTTGAGAATTTTAAAAATTGGTTAGAAGAAAATAATAATAAAAAAATATATCCTGAAATAGAGGGAATATATGAAATTGGAGCAACGACAAATGGTTATATATTTGCTACAAATGCAAATGAAGCTATTTACCGTATCCAATGTTACTTAAAATATTACAAGGAGGATTAAATATGGCAACTAAGAAGAAAACAGTCGCAAATGATACTCCAAACGAAATTAGTTTATTAAATTTAGAAAGTGAGGGAAATACAATGGCTGATACAGAAGTAAAACTAGAAAGACTAAATAATACTGCTAAAGTTAATTTCTTAAATACAACACCAACTGGCACAAGCAAAACTTGGTCAATTCTAGGTAAAGGTGTTACATCAAAAGAAAACAGTTATGGTGCTAAAACAACAGACGAACACTGGATTATAGAGGATAACGAAAGACATAGCGTTGATGGTTATGCTTTAGGCTCTGATATAGAACAAGTAGCTCTTAAAGGCGACCCAGTATTTACATACATTGATGATTTAATGTATAGAATGAAAAAGGGTACAGCACTAGAAACAGAATTACTTGAAGTATTTAAATATAGAGTAAGTGAAACGGAGTCTACACCAAAGTATGATGCAAGACTATTTAAAGTTTTAGTAGTTCCAGACTCTGATACATTAGAAGGTGGAACTGCATTAAAGATAAAATATAAAATTCAAGTACAAGGCGACCCAACATTTGGAACAGTTACATTTACAAGTGGTGTACCAACATTCACAGAAGAAACTGTATAAAGCATAGGCTTGAAAAATTATAAATAAAGTAATATAATTCCATTACAAAAGGGGATTATATTATGTTTTTTAAATATAGAATGTATAACAATCCAAAGTTAGCAGAAGAGTTAATGTTTGGAAGTTCAGATGATAAAGTTATTGAAATAAATGAAAAGTTGTGGAAAAAATTTGATGGAAATAGATTTGATTATTATCTATTTATCGCAAAACTTTGTGGAAAACCCATTACTGCATGTGCAAGATATGTTATTGCTATGGCTTATAGTTGGAATAGTGTAATATATTGTAAGGAGGCAATAAAATATTTAGAATTGTATTTATCAAAGCCTTTATATAAAAGAATGTGTATCAGTAAGGAAACGACAAATTTTCATTTATCAGATATGTATTGTTATTTAGGAGATGCATATAAACATGAAGAGTTCTACAATAAAGCAAAAGACAGTTTTCAAAAGGCGATTCAGTATAGTCCCAATTGTATTAGAGGTTATTTAAAACTGGCTGAACTATATGTATGCCAAAAAGACTATAAAAGCGCAATTGAATTATTGGAAAACGCTAGGGACTCAAAATATGCTAAGTATGACAATGAACCTAAAAAATTTGCAGAAATTTATATCAGAAAAGAGTCTGTAGAAGAAAGATTAAAAGAATATAAACAAAGATTATACATAGAAACAACATATCCTTATAAGCAAAAACAAGTTAGAGAATTAGTGATGAATGAATTAAAAAAGCAAAATTTAAATATTAATTTAACACAACCAAAACTAAAGCTAATATGCGAACAATTTAATTTAAAAAGTAGAGAAGATTTATTTTATAAATATCCTGACACGGATACTTATAGATGTTCTAAGAAATTAGTTGATATATTAGTAAATTCATTAATAAATAATCCAAACTTAATTGATGAAATAAAGGAACTTAATAAGAAATAAATGAAAACACTTGCAAATGCAGGTGTTTTTATTATGCTAAAAAATTTTTGAAAAAAATTAAAAAATCTCTTGACTTTTGACAGACAAAATAATATAATTATGTCAGTCAAAAATAAGGAGGTGTAAATATATTGGCTAAAAAAATAGGGAGACCTACTGATAATCCTAAGAATAGTAGATTAGATATAAGGCTAGATAATGAATGTATAGAAATATTGGAAAAATATTCAAAGCAAGAAAATAAGAGTAAAGCAGAGTCTGCTAGAATAGGAATAAAAAAGTTAAAAGTAGATATAAAATAAGAGTTAATGTGGAATCGCCAAACTCACAACATTAACTCACCCGACAGAGATAAACTCTATCTATGAAATATTATATCATAGAATTAGAGGAATCTCAACAAATTTTAAAAATTTAAGGAGGTTTCTTTTTATTATGGAAATTAAAGAAATGATAAGGAAAGTATATCAAAAAAGTGGAGTTCAAGTAGATGATGATTATATCGAACATAAAATGAAAGATGAACAAACAGTAAAAAGTTTTATGAGGCTTTATAAAGAGGAAGAAATAAATTCAATGAATTACATTTTAGGAAAGCCAGAAGGAAATAGTTGGTTTACAAAGGCCGAATTAGAGAAAATGTCAATGATAAACTTATTTGATAGAGAAGTAGTTAAATGGGCTAAATTGATAGAAGATAACAAGGATAATGAAGAAAACTTAGCAGAAATTTTAAGTGCCTTAAATGAAAGAAGGTGTCCTAAATGTATATAACTAATATATGGGGTGTAACTTTTTCATTTATAATGCCAACTTTAATGCTTATTCTAGGTGCTTATATAGTAGGAAAAGAAGAAGGGAGAAATAAATATGCAAGAGCTAACAGAGTTCAATATAGAAAAAACAACAGCAGAAATTCTTATACTAAAAGACCAAACGGCACAAAATATTATAGAAATAGGTAAAAGACTTATTAAGGTAAAAGACAATTTACCTCATGGAGAGTATTTAAATTGGTTAGAAAATTCGGTTGACTTTACAGAAAGAACTGCACAAAGATTTGTAAAGGTTGCAATAGCTTTTTCAAATACGACACCAGTGTCGCATTTAGGAAGTAGAAAATTATTTGCACTTGCTGGATTAGATGAAGAAGAAAGACAAGAAGTAATGCAAGAGAATAATGTTGAAGATATGACAACAAGAGAGTTAGAGCAAGTTATAAAAGAAAAGAAACAAATAAAAGAACAACTAGAAGCGGAGCAAGATTATTCAAGTGAACTTCAAGAGGCAATAAAGCAAAAAGAAGAAAAAATAAGAGAATTGCAAACTGAAATTGAAAAAATTCAAATACCAGAAAAAGAAATAGTTGAAAAAGAAGTTGTAAAAGAAATAGTACCAGAACATCTATTAAGAGAAAAAGAAATGTTAAAACAGGAAATAGAGCAACAAAAACAACAACTTGAAAAACTACAAAAAAGAGCAGAAAAGGCAGAAGGAACATTAAAGAACATTAGACTGGAAGATAATTTAGAAAAAGATGCAGTATTTGATACCGCAAAATTAGATATGCTTTTGTTTAATATAAGAGATTTCTTGAGTAAAAATTCGCAATACACATACTTAAAAGAAGATTTACAAAATATACCTAGCAAAAAGAAAAAGTTTGTTGAAGCAAGTGTAAATTCAATAAAAGAATGGGCAATGTTAATGGAACAAGCCCTAGAAAATCGACAAGATGTTGTCGGAAATATAATCTATGGAGAAGGAGAAGTAATAAATGAGTGATATAATATTAAAAGAAAATAAGGGAATAGAAACAAAGGATTTAGACATAAGAGATTTAATTAAAGGACTTACAGAAAGTCAAACAATTATGAATTATGCTTTTGCAGGATTTAAAACAGAAACTGAACAAAAATTTAATGAGGTAAATAACAAAATAGATGAACATGATGTTTTAATAAAAAAGAAAATACAATTAGCACCAAATGAAGCAAGAATAGTAAAAGATAAAATAAAGGAAAAAGTAAAGAATATTTGCGAAGAAAATGGACTAGAATATCATAAAGTAAAAGCAAGAGTATTTCCTAGAGTTTATAGAGCAATAAATGACAAATATGCAGTAGCAACATATAGAGAATTACCAAGTTTCTATTTTAAAGAAATTTTGCAAGATATTGATACATTAACAATAAATGTAGAAGACTTAAAAAGTCAAGTAGCATAAACAAATTTAGCATCAGATTAAATCTGGTGCTTTTATAATGGAGGGAATATGGAATATATTAAATTAAAAAATAAAAAAGACATAATACAACTAGGTTTTCAAGATGAAGAAGGAAACATTATGAAAGATGAGAATAATAAGGAAATTTATATACAGTTTGACTTAGGAGATATAGATTTACCGTTAAAATATAATAAATGTATAAATTTAATAGAACAAGCACGAAGCAACTTGAAGGCACAAATGATAATAATAAATAAGAAAGAAGACCATAAAGGAAAACAATTATTAAGTTCTAACGAGGTACTAAAAGTAAAAGCATTTAAACAATGCTATAAAGAAATGGAAGAAGCAATGGACTTATTTTTAGGAGAGGGCGGAACTAAGAAATTCTTAAATGGAAGAAATCCATATTTCGAGATGTGGGACGATATATCAGAAGCATTAGAACCTTATATGGATAAAATGAAGTTAACTGTAAGTGATATGGAAAGAAGAATAAAAGAAAAATACAAGGTAGTAGATAGTGATGTGATGACTAATGAATAGTTATCCTAAATATACACAAATAAAAAATAAAAAGTACAAAATAAACACAGACTACAAAGTAGCTCTACAATGTGAGAAAGTTGCAAAAAGTGAAGTTTCTGAGGAAGAAAGAGCACTAGCAATAATATATTTACTTTTTGGAGATAAAGGGCTACAAGATAGTGAAAACTGGCAAGAACTTTTACAAATTGGAATGAAATATTTGAATTGTGGTAAAGAAATAGAAAACAATGAAGATGAAATTGAAGTTGACATGGATTTCGAGCAAGACTGGGAATACATTAGAACTTCTTTTTTTTATGACTACAAAATTAAATTAAATAAAAATACATATATGCACTGGTGGGAATTTTACAATTTGCTTTGTGGACTCAGTGAAAAATGTATTTTGAGTAGAGTTAGGTTTGTAAGAGATTTCGATATAAGTCAAATAAAAGACAGTAAAGAATATGAAAAATGGGCAAAGCAAAAAGAACAGTTAGCACTAAAAAAGGAAAATATAAAAACAGCTGAAGAACGAAGACTTGATGAGCTGTTTGAACAGCAATTAAGAGGTAGGTGAGATAGTTGGATGGTTACTTAAAAATCAAAACAAAACTTGATAATAGTGGAATAGATAAAGACATTACAGAATTAGAAAATAAAATAAAAAAGGCACAAACAGATAATTTAGGACTGGATAAAGAAGCAACAGGATTGCAAGAAGAAATAAATCAATATGAAAAATTATGTAACGAAGCAGATAAATATAAAGAAAAAATTAAACAATTAGAAGCAGAAAGAAAAACTTTGACATTAGGTGGGCTAAGCAGTACTAATGTACCTCAATATAATTCACTTACTACAGATATTGATTTAATGAAACAAAAATATTCACAAGCAACACTAGAAATAGATAAACAGGCCTCAAAAATTGATAAAGTATATGCTAAATTAGATAAAATAAAAGCAAAGCAAACTGAAAACAATGCAAAAGTACAGGAATTTAAAGATAAAATTGAATCTATAAAAATAAATAAAGTTCAGAATCAAATAAACAATATAGGCAAAGGTATTCAAGGACAAATAAGCAAAATAGGTAAAATGGCATTTGCAATAATTGGTATAAGAACTGCTTGGAATGCAGTAAGAAGTGCAATAAGTATAGTTTCTCAATATAATAGTCAAGTATCAACAGACTTAGAATATATGAGATATTGTATAGCAAACGCTTTAGTACCTATAGTACAATCACTCATCAAACTATTATATACCGTTTTAAGTTATATAAATGCAATAAGTACAGCGTGGTTTGGAATAAATTTATTTAGCAATAGTAGTGCTAAGAATTTTCAAAAAATGAAAAATAGTGCAAGTGGTACAGCAAAATCAGCAAAAGAAATACAAAAGTCATTACAAGGTTTTGACGAAATGAATATACTACAAGATAATACTAGTTCAACTGGTGGAAGTACAGGAGTTTCAGCACCAAGCATGGATTTAAGCAATGTGCAAGGAGAAATACCAGCCTGGTTAAAATGGATTATAGAAAATAAAGATTTAATTATATCAACTTTAACTGGAATTGCTACAGCGGTTTTATTAATTAAATTTGGTTTAGAAGGGATAAAAGCATTAGGAATAGGAGTTTTAATTGCTGGAATAATGTATACCGTAATGGCATTGATTGAATACTTGAAAGATCCTAGTTGGGAAAACTTTGGAAAAGTGATACAAGGGATTGGAGTTTCAATAATTGGTGTAGGAGTAATTATTGCAAGTGTATTGGGAATTGTAGCAGGTGCTCCGGTGATTATAACTGGAGCAATTGTTTTAATATGGGGAACTATAGTTAAATACTGGGAACAGATAAAAACATTTTTTCAAGGTGGAATTGATTGGCTAAAAGAAAAAAGCGATTGGATTAGGCAAATGTTTGGAGATGTCGTTGGCGACATATATGACAATTTTGTCAGTGGTTTACAAGATGTTTTGAATTGGCTTGACAGTACAATGAAAGGAATAAAGGCTAATTTCAACGAAATCATTTCGTTTATAAAGAATGTATTTGCGGGAAATTGGAAAGGAGCTTGGCAAAATATAAAAAATATTTTTAGCAACATTTGGGAAGGTATGAAAAATACTGTTAAAACAATATTTAGCTTAATTTCAAAAATGGCAATTAACATAGGAAAAACAGTAGGAGCAACAATATCAGGAGCGTTTAAAGCAGTAGTTAACGGCGTTTTGTGGGCTATTGAAAATATACTTAATACACCTATTAGAACGGTAAACAGATTAATTGGAGTAATAAATAAAGTTCCAGGAATCAATTTAGGGTACCTAAATACATTTAGTTTACCTAGACTTGCAAAAGGTGGTGTTATATCACAACCTATGCAAGCAATTATTGGAGAAGCAGGAAAAGAAGCTGTTGTACCTTTAGAAAACAATATGGAATGGTTAGATATGTTAGCTGACAAACTTTCATCTAAAATCGGAACTTCTGGAGGAGCATATATAATCAATTTAGACGGAAGAACAATACAACGAGGACAAGCTAAAAGAAAACAAGAATTAGCTTTTGCTACTAATGGGAGGTAATTATGCTAATAGATAAAGAGAGTTTAATAATAGACGGTGTAAAAATGGCTCAATATTTAATAGATGCAAAATTTGGATATCATAAAATATGGGGAAAGGATACAGGCAGAGCTTTATCTGGAGATAACTCTGGAACATTAAAAGGTATATATCCTAAAATAACAATGAATTTTAGAAAATTAAATGATGAAGAGGTAGGAACGGTCCTATCTCTTTTTAATAAAGCTGAAAACAAAGTAACTTTTTATAACCCAGATTTAAAGAAAAAAATAACAAATATGTCGTGTTATTCGAATGACCAAGAGTATTCACAAAAATATTTAGGAAAAATAGAAGGATATAGTAGTGCAGTAATTTCAAACAAAAAAAGGGAGTATTATGAATGATAAATGTAGATGATAATTTTAAAATCAATATACGAACTTACAGTAGGCAATTTGATGTTAAGTTAAAGGCAAATAATGTTGATGTGAGTAGTGATAATTTAAATTACATAAAACCATCATTTAATACTTCGTTATTTAAAACAGTAATGCATCAAATTGAAATAGATTCTAAAGTATATATGCCAAACAAAACTAAAATCACTGGAAAAATAGGTGTAAAACTAAATGAGAAGACTTATAACTATATAGACTTAAATAATTATTATGTTAAAAGTTGTGAAAGGCAAGAAGATACTGATTCATATAGAATTTTAGCATATACAAAAATGCAAGAGGCTATGGTAGACAGTGAGCTAGAACTCACTACAAAGTTAACAGTAAGAAATTATCTAATAGCAGCATGTCAAAAGCTGAATTGGAATACTGATAATATACCAGAAACTTTTATAAATTCAGATAAATTAGTAGACCCAACCTTACATACTGGAATAGGTTACACTTATAGGGATATATTAGATGAAATTGCTACAATAACATGTAGCTTTTTATTATTTAAAGGAGATAGTCTTTACTTAATTTATCCGACAGAAACAAATCAAAACATAGATGAAAGTTATTTAGATGAAGATAATATTACAATTGGAGAAAAATACATAATAAATTCTTTAGTATTTAGCAGAGCAGAAGAAAGCGATAACATTTACAGAAAAGATGATACGAGCATTGCCACTAATGGATTGCACGAATACAGAATATCTGATAATCAGCTACTCAGTACAAATGATAGAGCAGATTACATTGATGCAATGTTTAATTACTTAAAAACATTAAGCTTTTATACCTTTGACATACAAAGCAAAGGTATTTTATTTTTGGAAGTATGCGATATATTTAATTTTGTATTGAATGAAGTAAGCTATAAAACAATTCTATTAAATAATGAAATAGAATTGGACGATGGACTAGTCGAAAAATTGTATACAGATGAACCAGAGGAAACAGAAACAGAGTATAAGTATGCAGACAGTACTGATAAAAAAATAAATCAAACTTACATTTTGGTAGATAAACAAAATCAAAAAATAACTCAACTAGCAGAGCAAACTACTGAACACGAAACAAAACTAACTCAACAAGAGCAAGATATCAACGGAATTAAAACAAAGGTAGAAAACACAGCGGAATATAAGAGAGAGTCTGAAGGAGTAAGTGAAGTTCATATTGTAGATGCTGGACAAGCTGATATATTAAGACTAGAATTGCAGGGAAATAAAACATACGAAGCAAATTTATTCCCAAGAACAAATTTATATCCTAGAGCAGGATTACAAGTTAATCAGAAGGGAGGATAATTTATGAAGTACAAAATTATAGTAGATAAACAAAGTAGAACTAATCCATCAACCGAGAAAAAAGAGTACGAAGTAGACATTGAGGAATTGAGATTTAAAGGAAATGTTTATGATAGTTTAGTTATAACGAAAGATGAAGATTATGTTCTACGTAGATTAAAACTAACAGAGTTTTATGTTTTAGAGGAATTAGAAGAACCTATAAAAGAACCTTTAGACAATATAAATATTGAGTTATTTGAAGGCAACAATTATATCTACTTAATAGATATGGTAGGCAATAAATTCTATGCAGAATATCTAGTAAAAAATGATTTCACAGACATGTATACTACTAAATCAGAGTTTAGAACAGAAATAGAACAAACATCGAAGAAAATTGAAATAATGGCAAGCACTAAATTAAATAAAAATGAATTTGCAACATATTTGGAAATAAATTCAGAAGCTGTTAAAGTTGCTTGGAACAAAATTGCTGAATTTATACAAATGATGATTATAAATCAAAATGCAAGTTTAGCAATATTAGATGACAATAAAAAAGTATTGATGTCTTTAGATAAAACAGGACAGCACTTTTACGATAGTGAAACGGTATTTGCAAATATGGGTGTCCAAAAATTTGATGGAAATAAGTTTATAGCTTTTGCGGTTCCTGGAGACTATAATCAAAGTATTAAAGATGGAATGGCTTGGGGGATGACAACACAAAGTGATCAAAAGTTTTGGCCAATACTTTTTATTAAAGATTTTAAAATGGCTAGCAAAAATGCTGGAGATTTTAGTGGTCAATTAGTATTAACTGCATGTGATTTAGTTCTTGCTGGAGACACAAATGGTATAATTTCTGGAAATGTTAAAATTGTTGGGGGAGTAAGTGGAGAGATAATTTTTATAGATAAAGAAACTGAAGATGTTCTATTGCAAATCATTCCAGAAAATTCATATGATAGCAATACACCAAAAATCAACATATTGAATGCTGTTGAATTTTTTAAAAATTCTGGTCGGAAGTTATTCTTTTAAAGTAGGTAAAGAAAACTATGTTTTACAGACTGATAATGGAGATTTGCATGTAGCTGGTGGAACTATATTTTTAGGAACTGCTAATAAAAAAGCAACTATATCAATGTACCCTTCTAGTATGGTACAAATTCATGGTGCCGACCTAGATGTTGACGGAAATGTATATGCTAATAATATTTCATCAGATAAAAAAATAAAGAAGAATATAAAAAATAGTAGTGCATGTGCTTTAGATATAATCAAAAAAATTAAACATAAAGAATTTGATAAAAAAGATGATGGAAAACATTATAACATAGGCTATATTGCACAAGATATGGAGAAAATAGATCCTAATTTTGTTATTAAGAGACCAGCAGACAAAAAAAGAAAAATAAAAGAAAGATATTATATTAATGAGTTGCCTATAATAGCAACATTATCCAAAGCAATACAAGAACAACAAGAGCAAATAAATAAGTTGCAAAGCAAAATTGAAGAATTGGAGGCTAGAAGATGAAAAAGAAGGTATTTCAAAATGGAACATTAAAAAGTAAAGCCTATTTCATGAACGGCGACGTCAAGCAAGAAGTAGAAGAAGCGGTTTATGAAGGTACAACACCGCTATCAGCTGAAAACTTAAATGGTATGCAAGATAACATTGAAGAAGAAATTAACTCACATATAGAGCATAAATACTTTTTACAGCTAACTGTAGCAGTAGCCAAAGGCGGAACTATAACACTACCATGCTATTACAAAGTAGGAACACATTGTTTGGATGTGTACTATATGGGAGAACTGTTAACATTAAGTAGTGATGATGCAGGAACAGACGGTCATTATAGAGAAGTAGGACAAGCTAACGCAGTAAGCAATCAGATAAAAACGACAACAGACTGGGGTTGTGATGTAGGCGAATATTTTGAATTTATAGTAAGGGGTGAGTATTCAAATGATTAATGCATTTCAAAAACTTAGAAACTTAATAAGAAATAAGCTTCAAAATTATTTTGTAAACACAAATGATAGTAAATTTGATGATGTAAGTCAAATAATTGGGGACGACTATGAAGACGGTAAGCCATATTTAATAACTAATGCTCCAATAAATGATGGCAACTTTGTTCAGCTAGGAGTTAGGCATACTGTTTTAGGAATGCAATATGCTGAAAAAAAATATGGACAACAAATTTCACTCAGTCTTTCAGGAATTAAATTTCGAACTAAATTTAATGGGGTTTGGAGTCAATGGCAATCCTTGACTCAAAATATTACAACAGGAACTGAATATGAAACAGGGCGAATTATTGATGGCAAGAAAGAATATGCAAAAAGAATCAATTGCGGAAATTTGCCAAACGCACAAGCAAAATATGTGCAAACAGGATTAGAAAACATAACTTTAACTAGAGCAATTGACGGAGTCATGTTAAATTCTGGTTCCCAAAGAGGCTTACCTGCGCCAAGCGTGACGGCAGCAAATACGATAATGATATATCTTAACGGCACAGGAACAACTTTAACGATAAATACACAATTTAATTGGTCAAGTTATAGTGCTCATGTAGAATTATTTTATACGAAAAATTAAAGGAGGAGGGCATGAAAGAAGTAAACAATCTCATAAATATTCTTCTTGCAAACGGCGGAACAGTTACTATGGCTGTTCTTTTTATTGTATTTTTGTACCTTGACAGAAAAGACAGAAAAGATAAAGAAACACAAGATGAAGTTAAAAGAAAGGAAGAACAAGAAGAAAAAAAAGCAGAACGAGAAGCGACTAGCAAATTGTTGGGTGAACTGTCAGCTAGTAACAGAAATATTGCTGAAAGTTTGAACTTGTTAAAGACTAGTATGGACAATACAAATACAGAATTTAAACAACACGACGAGAGAGCAATAGCAGGGTTTCAGACAATACACGAAGATTTGATAATTCTAAAAGAAAGGAGAGAATAAACATGAAACAGGCATGGGAGGATTTGAAAAGCTTTGTAACTGTAGCTTTTACGATTACTATAATAGCATTAGTATTTATTACTGTATTTACTTCTGAGAATATGTTTCAACTAGTGTTTGTACTATTTACTAATATAGCTACAGCTGTATTTACGTACTATTTTACAAAGAAAAAGCAAACAAGAATTGACGAAAGTGAGGGAAAATAAAATGGAAGATGAAGAAATAGAAGTAATGAAACCTGTAGACGAACCTACAGAAGAGATCTTTGAAGAAATAAAAGATGAAATCGAGGTGTCAGAAGATGAGTAGAGTATTTAAAAACAAAGGCAATGTAATCACACAAGTATTTAAAAAAGGGGTACATAATGGTATTGACTTAGTTGGTACTGGCTATACCTTAGACTATATTACAGCGCACACAGAAGGAACAGTAGTAGCCGTTAGAAACAACTATAAGACTAACGATAGATATGGTTGCTCTTATGGAAATTACGTTAAAATAAAACACAATGGATATTATACGTTGTATGCACACATGAAATATAATAGTGTAACAGTTAAAGTAGGACAAAAAGTGTCAAGAGGACAAGTTATAGGCTATATGGGAAATACTGGTCATAGTTTTGGAGCACATTTGCATTTTGAAGTAAGAGATAAAAATGACAATTTTATAAACCCAACAAAATATATAAATGCAAATTTACCTTCAAATAATAGTAAAAAATATAGTAAAGGTAGATATAAAGTTGACTGTGATGTTTTAACAGTAAGAACTGGACCAGGAACAAATTATGATTGGAAAAAATTTAATCAACTAACAGCAAACGCACAAGCACAAATAAAACAATTATCAGGCTACAAACCAAACGGATTAGTAAGAAATTGTATCTGTGATGTATCAGAAGTAAAAGGCGAGTGGGGCAAAATACCATCTGGTTGGATTAGTTTAAAATATTGTAAGAAAGTATGAAGGCTAGGCTATATGCCTAGCTTTTTTTTTGCCTAAAAATGTAAAAATATAATTAATAAAAAAGACACAAATAGCATATAATAAAATAATAGCAACTTGACTTTTTATGTAAATCAATATATAATATATAAATATTACAAATATATTACATTTAGATAACAGTTTTGTTAAAACCGTTGACTTATGTATGTTTTATGATATATATAAGAAAGAGGGGAGGTATTATTTATGTATAGTGCATTAGATATTGCAAAGTGGTTTTTATGTGCTGTAGATAGAGAAGCTGGAGATAGTATAACACATTTGAAGTTACAAAAATTATTATATTATGCACAGGCATGGAGCTTAGTTCTTCTAGATAAACCTATGTTCAAAGAAAAAATACAAGCATGGACACACGGACCTGTAGTACCAGAGGTATATGAGGAATATTCTATACATGGACATAATGAGATACCTAAACCAGAACAATGTCCAATTATAAGTAAAGAATATGAAGATGTATTAGAAGAAGTTATGAAAACCTATGGAATATATCAAGCTAAATATCTAGAAATGTTAACCCATTCTGAAAAACCCTGGATTGAAGCAAGAGGGGATTTACCATTAGAAGCAAGATGTGATCAAGTTATATCATTAGAAACAATGAAACAATATTATACATTGATGCAGGCTGAATAATGAAAAAAATAAATGCAAATACTAAAATAAATAATGAAGAAAAAATAAAAATAGAAAAAGAAATAATGGGTTTAGCAAATAACGGAGAAAGCTCAGACAATAAGCAGGCATATATAGCACTAAAGTATTTTGATAAAAACTTCGAATGCTTTAGTGAATGGAGTAGTGATGAATTAAATTGTTTTTCCAATTTTATAGATAAAATAAATCAACTAACTTGGAAAGATATAAAGAATCACGCAGGACTAAGATTAAAAAGTATAGATAACGCTCAAGGATTACCAAATAACAATATAAAGGAAAAATTAAGTAAGGATATTACTTTTTATGAAATGAGAATAAACCAAAGAGCAAGAGTAGTTGGCTTTAGAAGCAATTCAATATTTTTCTTGTGTTGGTTAGATAGAAATCATAGAATATGTCCTGAATAA